AAATTGGACCGGATTAGTGACGGGACGATCAAGAGTCTGCTGAAGTCAGTCAAGAACCATCCAGCCGCTCATGCAGCCGCGATATCGTACTTCCAGGCTAATGATTATGCAGCCGCCAGACAACAGTTTCTGAAGGGTGATGATAAGTCTATATCGGAGTGGCAGTACCCTCACGAGATAGCACAAGGTTTGAAGCGAGCGGGGCAGTTTTTTAACGAGCGTAACTCGCTCTATGGCCGTGCTGGCGAGACCCACCCATCGGCTAATTTTTTTAGAAGCAGAGTCCTGTCCCGCCTCCAAGCTCTGGAGCCAGAGAAAGCAAGCAAGGTCGCTGACTTGCTGCCTAAATTGGACAAGCAAGAGTACCGGGATTCATATAAAAAATGGGAAGTCAGCCATAAGGCGTGGCAGTCTAGCCTCAGTCGGGGTCCAGAACCTGAGAAACCCAAGAGACCCGCTGCCTTAACGGCAAAAAGTGATGACTTGTGGGATTCGATTACCGCGGGTCAAACAAAACAAGGTAGTGATTTTACTTATTCAGCATCCCTTGTGATGGGCTCTACCAAAAAAACAGCTGTCTACCATGGTATTGATCCGTATGCCTATGGTCCGCAGGCATACCCAGGATGGCTTCAACTCAAGCAACGCGACTTAGGCGAGCCAGACTTTAAGATTATCTTGGGTAAGGCTGAGGAGTGGCTTAAGTCTAGTCTTTTGTCGGTTGCAGTAGAGGGTATGGTTCCGGATGCACGCTACCGAGCCGCTCTGGATCTGGCTATTTACGATAGCGAGTATAACAGGGCTATTAATGCAACACAGTACAGCCACATCCTTGCTCGATTGGCTGGAGCACCGGTTCCTGATATAGGTCAGAATCTCCCAACAATTCAGAAGGAAGCTAGTTTCGATCATAAAGTTGAGACTCGCTACTTGGTAGCGTTTGGAGAGAGTTCTTTTAATCGAGATGTTTTGGCTGCTATTGCAGCACAACCGATCACGTTCACGGATGATTCAGGTACAATCCGTAACGCTGCATGTATTAACCCTCGTATACTCCGGACTGTTGATGTCGGAAAACAAGCTAGTCAGGGAGTCCCCGAGACTGTATTCCGTATTGATTTCCCCAAGGGTTCTGAAAAGGACACATATCGAGCCGTCGCGGCCGCGCTATCCGGATTCAGGCTGTACGCCAGCCCGAGTACTCCAGGGTATCTCCCGCGCTTTCGCTCTTTTACTTTTACTCCCCCGTCTAATGAACCCTCAAGGACCAATATGAAAGCTTCCCAAGAGATTCGAAAGTACGCCGCTCTCGTTGCCAAACTGGACTCTAAATTGGCTTTTGAAATGTTGGCTAGCGCTGACGTTGTGGCGGATGACGAGAAGAAGATGCCCTCTTGGTTGAAGGAAAAGTTTGAGGGCAAAGACGAGAAGAAAGACGAGAAGAAAGACGAGAAGAAAGACGAGAAGAAAGACGAGAAGAAAGAGGCAAGTCTCCGAGTGGCTTCTCTCCGTTCTTTGATTGTTCGTCAGGCGGCTTCGGTCGATTCGACGCAACGAGCCGCATGGCTACCCGTTCTCCGGGCCCTAAAAGACCTGGTCTAACCCAAAACCCCCCGATAGGAAAAGAAAAAATGACTACGAAACTGTCGGCCGTGCAATCCAAGCAGGCCAGTGAGATCCTCGGTCGAGTCGATGCTTTGGCCCGAGATATTCAGGCTAACTACAAGAGCTGGGGCATGTCTCTTGAGGGCGTCCGCCCGGTTGTCAACAACCTAGATAAGATCGCTGATGCACTCGAAGAGCGTTTCTTCGGATTAGATTCTCTTCAGCGTCGCCAGGTCGAAGTTCTGAAGCAGGCTCATGTGATTCAGCAGGATTCCGATGAGTCTTACATGGCATCCTTTAATGGCCCGTCATCTCCCAAGCAGACCGATGCTGACGAACCCTATATGTCGGCATACGCGGATGATCAGACGCAAGCAGTTCGGGCCGGCAAGTCCACGTCCGGCCGTCCTTTAGCTTAACTGTGACCAGATCGAATCGAGCCTGACAGAGGACACCACTTTGATTGACTATTGGAAATTGAGTCGGGAATTTGAGCCTGGGGACTTCGTTCAGAGGTATATCCCGAGTCGGAGCGTCAGCCTATCCCCATATGTGGGTCGCGTCACGGCGGTCCTGAAGGGGATAGGATTTCTCGACGTTCAATGGCCTTTCGGCAATGAGCGGGTCTCGCCCGAAGATGTTGTGAAGGTTAACAAGGAGTTTGCCTCGTTCCTTCCTCCAATGGTGGATTTCTCGTACTATCCTGGGTTGGAACAGCAGAGGGCTCGCCTGGCTTCCAGAACGCTTTGGGCGTCAGCCGAGCTACCTCCAGGGTTCCATAAGGAGCTGGCCCGCCTGGTGCACAAGGGGGCCAACGAAGTTCAGGCATATGACGAGCTGTGGCACAGGTACGCATCGTTCTCAGATGATGATTCAAAACTCCGGAATGAAGTTTCAAAGCTCTATCGGTTTGCCGCGAACTCACTTGAGCTTTTCTTAAGTCAGCAAGCACAGAAGACCGCGACATACTGGATGGCTCAGAATCGCACGCACCGGGCGACCAGGGCTGAGGTTAAATCAGGTTGTCCCTCGTGCCCCAAGTGCGGGACCGCAATGCGTAAAGCGACATACAAGATGGCAGAAGGGCTGAGAATCAAACTCTTTGCTTGCCCTAAAGATCTCTATCTAATTAAGCAGGCAGATATCGTGGGTCCTCAAGGAGACCCTGTATCATGGTAAAAAGTAACTTAAGATTAGCGGCAGAAAACTTTGCCTCCTGATGTGACTTGGAGATCTTAAAGGAAACCTGAACCTCATGGCTTTTTCAAAGTATGCTAATGCTGCGATAGTCCAGCCCATCGTAACGATGGCATCATGGGATCAGGTGCGATCTACATCACTCGCAATAGGATCGGCCTTTTCTCAACGAGAGGCCCGACAGGATCTTTCTCAGAAGTATGACCCCAAACAGTACATGCTCAGTCACTGTACTATCATGGCCTCAGTAGATACTGAGAATGGTCCAGGCCCGGTAGGTCGTCATGTAGAAGGAGCCTTCCAAGTAGATCGTAGATTCCCCGATTACTATATTACACCCGCTACATCTAAGTTCATAAATAACAACCACGATTCATGGGAAAGGAAACTGCTTTTAAGCACTTTCCGTACTTTTATCGGGGGTCAGAACTATGTTGAGCATCTCCAAATTGCCGAGATGTCTAAGGGTAGAATCATTGATGCCGCGGCTCGGGATATCGGGGAGTCGATCTACATTGATATCTTGGTCGCGACCGAATTGAGACATAAACCTTTGGTAGCGGCAATCCAATCTAAGAAGTTGAACACGCTATCGATGGGCTGTTCAGTCGAATTCACCGTGTGTTCTCGGTGTGGTAATGCGGCAGAGGACGAGACACAGCTATGTTCTCACATTCGATACATGAAGGGAAACACCTTCATGGATGGTTTGGGTAAGACTCGCAAAGTAGCTGAACTCTGTGGTCACTCGACGAATCCCAATAGTGTTAAATTCATTGAAGCTAGTTGGGTTGCTAACCCGGCTTTCACGGGCGCTGTTTTGCGGGATATTCTGACCCCTACTGAAGTTCAGACTATCGGCCCTAGACTCCAGATGGCGTTTTCCATGCCTGTGCAGCAGGTGGATCCCACCCTTATGGCCCGAGCGGCCAGGGTATCCGGATATTCCAAGCCTTCTCAAATTTACGGTGATGATAAGGTTGTTAGAAGTGTCGGTACCCCACATCACTATCGAACACTTCTTGGGCAAGATAAGGTGGACCCAGACTTTGGTGCCGATCTAGAATCTGATCAAGATCAGGGTCAAACACAGCAGACTCCTGACATCGCAACCCCTGCACTTGAGAGTAAGCCTGACTCCCTGCAAAAGGGTATTGATGATCTGGCTGATATTCTCAAAGAGAAAGCGATGGATAAGGTTCGGGGCGAGATTTCTAAGCGTGAGCTTGAGCCCCGTGCCGACTTTTCTGAGAATCAGAACAACACGCTGGTTCATCAGGCTTCCGCTAATCCCTATTGGAAAGAGATCCTCAGGGTAGTGCAAGCCAAAGTACAGGATCCGTCCAGGTCTCGGCGTATCTTTGCCGGCCTCATTCTTTTCAAGAATGGTGGTTGGCATGCGGTTCGTGCGGCCAATTCTTTCTCAGGCCGCGAAGTACTTGGAATCTCTAGGTTTTTAGACGAATTTCAAGGATCCAGGATTGCTGGGGAAGCTCGTATCTATCGAGCCATTTTGGCAGTCGGAGGGTTCTCCCCATATACAGATGTAGATGGTTATTTAGCGGCATGTCGCCGTTTTTTCGGCCGAGACCTGACTAACTCAGAGCGTGATACTCTCATTTCCAAAGGTCATATCTATGACCTCGGGGTTTCGCGGTTCTCTTTATAGTCCATTTCAGATGAAGGTACACGGACCTGAACCCGTGACAATTAACACGGTACCTCACCACCCAAAGAGTGAGACGAAAGGTAATCCCCGTCATGCGTGAGCGTACTACTTGGAATCGCAAGCAGATTGTTAAATTAGCTGAGGACCTAGGGTCCATGAATAACCCGGAGCACGATAAGGCTCAGCCCGCGGCTGACGCTTATGATATCGGTGGCCCGTCTGAATTCGCTGAGGACGTTGCGCCCAGTGGGTGGCGAGCAGAATACAGCGGCGATGCCGTTAAGCGTAACGAGATCGGCATGCCCGAGTTTCGTAGCGACTCCTTCAAGACTGCTCAACAGGACGAGGACGAGGACGAGGACGAGGACGACGACTTTCTCGAAAAGAAAGCGGATGTCTGTCTGCACATCGCTAAGAAGATGCTTCCCAAGACTGCTTCGGAACAGATGATTGAAGACCAGGCATTTGCATTTATGCACATGGCTGACTCGGATATCGTCGCTACTGCGACTCGCCTGGCTTCTCAGGAGGACGACGACAAAGAAGAGGACGACAAAGAAGAGCAGAAGAAGCAGGCTCAGCAGGCTCAGGGTCAGGACGACAAAGAAGAGGACGACAAAGAAGAGCAGAAGAAGCAGGCTCAGGCTCAGGCTCAGGCTCAGGACGACAAAGAAGAGGACGACAAAGAAGAGCAGAAGAAGCAGGCTCAGGGTCAGGACGACAAAGAAGAGGACGACAAAGAAGAGCAGAAGAAGCAGGCCTCCGACATGATCGCTCAGCTCCAGCAGCAGGCTTGTGTTGCTTTGCAACAGGGTAATCAGCAACAGGCTCAACAGCTTGTCCAGCAGATGGCTCAGATTCAGCAACAGGCCCAGCAGCAACAGGCCCAGCAGCAGCAGATTAGCCAGCAGCAGGCTGAACAGCAAGTACAGCAAATGCTGTCACAGGCTCACCAGCAAATGCAGGGTCAACAACAGGGTCAGCAACAGGGTCAGCAGCAGATGCAGGGTCAGCAGCAGATGCAGGACGTGCAGATGCAGGACGACATGCTGCTCGACCAAATGCTCCAACAGCAGGGACAGTACCCAGAGATGATGACTGCATCGGGCGATATACAGCTCGACGGTCCTTCGATGGATACCTCGGAAACACGGCTCGGGTCAGAGGATGAGGCTCTCCAGGCCCTGTTCGCTAGCCACGAGGAAGTGAAACACGCGTCGCACGCCCGTGCGCTACAATCGGGTACATCCCGTACCGCGTCGACCCGTACTGTCGGTACCCGCCCCTCCGGCGGAGTGTCTCAGTTGGGTGGCGGATCCGCAGGTTCGGCTAATGTCGAGGTGGATCGTCTACAAGGACTTTGGGCATCGGCACCAGACGTTACGAGTGTTTTCAACTCGTAATTAGTTTGGTTTACCAATCCCCTAAGATTTAAGACCCAGATGTATATTTTGATCAACCCCAGCAAACGCTAACAGGAGAAATAAGCAAATGCCTTTATCCAACGGCCAGGGCTCGGGTGATTTCCGGGAAACGTCAGCTCGTGTGCAGATCTTCTACGAGGGTATCCGTAATTCTATGGGTGTCCTCTCGGCAGACGCATTCACGCAGAACAACCCCCCAGTTGTCACCACGTCCGCAAATGTGAGCACCAGGCTCGCAGGTATTAGTAAAAAGGGTGTACTCGGTGCAAGCATCGCATTCACTCGCCCCGACGCCGGCAACGGTTTTCTCGGCGGTGCCATTCAGATCGCGTCGGCTTTCAGCGTCACGCTTAAGCCACTAGGTCTGTTTATCAATGATTCTCTCGGGAATCCTTTCGAAAACACGCCTGGTGTTGCCTCCGGCAAGGGTCCTTACCTTTGTGGACGCGGCACTGTCGGAGTGGACCTCTGGGAGACTCAGAATCAGGCTAGTGGTTCGGCGGCTGTTGTCTACGCGGCGGGCAATGTGCTCTACGCTAGCTCGAACGGTCTCATCACCAACGTGCTCGCCGATGCTTACGAGCAACAGGCTAGCTCTGGTACGGCTACCATCATCGGCATCGTTAAGGTTGCCCCGGACGCGAACAACTCGCTCATGGTTATTGACCTCCGCATCTGAGCGGAACCAAGACCTTTAACTGGGAAACCAAGGAAAAAGAAGCCATGTCACAACAAGTATCTAACGAATTAAAGCAACAGATCATTAGCGAGTATATCAAGACCGCTGCTGGCCGTGCCAAGCTCGCTAGCTCCATGATCCAGCCTCTCCGCCTTCGTCGTGATTACACGGCGGTGGGTCGTAAGACCCTGCTGGTTGAGCAGCTGCCTGATGGCGCACTCCCCATCTACGACAAAGATCCAGAAGTTACGGCATTCGTTGTTGGTGAGGAAGGCCAAAACATCGTAGCGATCCAGAAACCTCGTCGAGTGATTTTCCCATTGTTCGAGATTGCCTCGAACCCGGAAATACCCCTGACGCAGATTAAGGAACGTCGCTTCGACCTGATTGAGCGGGCCCAGGATTTGGCAAAAGCTCAGATCCAGGCAGCTGAGGACGAGCGTGTGTTCGCAGTTCTGGACAGCGTCGCTGTCTCGGGCTTCGACACGCTGCCCGGTCAGACCAACCCTGATATCGCGGTTGTGGCTCCGATCTCTCCTAGCGTCCTTGCCGACGTGTTTGCAGAGGTCGAGCGTCACGACTTGCGCGTCGCTAGGATCTATATGAACGCTACCGACTATGCGGATATCCGTAAATTCGGTCGTGACATCCTGGATATCGAGTCGCAGGCGACATTACTCAAGACCGGTCTGCAGGCGACCCTGTGGGGCGCTCAGATCATCACGTCTCGTCTGGTCCCAGCTGGGTTCGTTTACGTATGCGCCGAGGCCGATAACTTCGGCCGCTTTCCAGTGCGTACGGAACTTACCGTGCTCTCTGCGGATGATCCGAAAGCTCGCACAATCGGATTTTCCTGTTTTGAAAACGTGGGCATAGGGGTTTTCAATCCCCGTGGTCTCACCCGCCTGGTTGTAACCCGAGTCTAAGTAGGACTTAGGTTCAGACAAAGGCCACTCAGGGTTTCCTGGGTGGCCTTTTTTTTACGATCCGCGGGCGAATCCTTTTTTCTGCCTGCTCCTGCAGAATGCTGGACAAGGAGCGGATTACCAGATTGGAGCAGGAGCTAGCGGAGCTTAAGATCCGGGTGGACATGCTATTTAGAGCATGCGGCCTCACGGGAGAGGAGCAGGACACGCTGCCTAGCCCTCCTCCTGAGAGACTGACTATCCCCAGCCCCGAGCTTGCGAGGGGTCCGGAGCCTCAGAAATGCCCCGATCCTCTCGCGGGTCACTTTTTTTCTAAAAAAGATTCAATTTAGGGTTGGGGAGCCCGATTCTCGGTGTAGAGCTGGATCAGGATCAAGGATCGCTCGCGATCCGGAGTCCAGCTCTTTGAAAACTC